TCATCACCTCCCATTTGTCATCCGCCGTGGTGACCCGGCCGCCCGACTTCCAGCCATTGGCGTCGGCGATATTGGCATTCTCGACAAAGGTCGCGACGTCGATCGCGTCGATGCTGAGGCCCGCGCCACCGACGCGGATATTGTTGGGCCCCTGATGCCAGCCCAGCGCGAAGGTCAGCGCCTGTATCCAGCCATTCTCGCTATAGACCCATGTCGTCTGGTCATCGGCGCGGCAGGGGCCGTCACCTCCCGGAAATGTGCTGTCCTGGCGCGGGTCGTAGCAAAGCACCCACTCGCCCAGCCAATTGAGCTGGGGCGTGCTGGTCAGCGTCTCGTCGCCCTTGCCGTCAAACAGCAGGCTGTTCATCACGGCGGCATAGCCGGATAGCTTCGAACCGCTGCCCCAGCCCGGCGGCGTGCCGACCCCGTTGGACAGCGCCATTGCTTCGGGGCAGGCGCCATATTGGACGTCCTGCCAGATCCGGTTCGCGCCGCCGATCGCATAGGCGCCGAAGATGCCTCCCGAGAAGCTGATCGGCTCCTTTTCCATATAGGTCTGGGTAATGGCATGGACAGGACCGCAGCCCGACAGGACGCTGACGATCGTGTCATAGGCGTTGTCGCGGCCATGCTGCTTGCGATAGCGAATGTCACCGCTGGCAAGCGTGCGGCCGAACAGGATCGGGATCGGAGAATCCGGGTCGGCCGTCCATGTCGTCTGCACCCCGCCGACGCTCGGCTTCTTCGCCGTCATGGCGCCGACGATGCTGGCCTCGAGCGCGACCGCCGTGGCGAAGGCCGACGCGGTCGCGGCCGACACGCCCAGCCCGCCGGCCAGCAGGGTCGAACCGCCCCCGGTCGGGATCGCAGCAGCAATGGCGACGGCGAACGCCGCAATTCTGAGCGCTTTGGCCATCAGGTTCTCCAGGCCGCGAGCAGCTGCACGGGCTGCACGATTGCGGCGCCGTCCAGATCTTCCAGCCAGCACAGCACGCGGCCATTGTTGATGCAGATGCCGAAGCATCCGAAGGGCGGCTCGCCAGGGATCTCGACGATATCGCCGATGATCCGCATCGCGGGCGTGATGCGGCGACCCGGCAGCCATGCGTCGAGGCAGGCCGCGCCGCTGCCGCCATGGCGGCGCAGGAAGCGCATCAGGCCGGTCGCACTCTTCCACGTCCCGCCCTCGCCGATGCGCGGGCGGTGGCCCATGGCGCGCAAATGGCTGATCACCATCTTGCCGCAGTCATGCGTGCCGATCACGAGGGGTTGCCCCGCGAACCGGTTGACGGTCTGCAGGGTGGCGTTGCGCCGCTTGGCTATGTCCATGGTCTAGAAGCTGGCCTGTCGGTTGGTGTCGATCGCCTGGCGCACGGCCTTCCAGCCGGTCACCTTCTCCACCCCGCCGGTGGGCGGGTTCTGGCCCCAATATCCATTCTCGGCAACGCCGGTGACATGGTCCATGCCCGCCTCATCGGGCCAGACGCGCCGATGAAAGTTGCTCGACATCACCCGGTCCTCATCATTGAGCATCAGGTAATCCATCTCGCTCACGATATCGAAATCGACCGAGCATTTGCGCAGGCCGAATGCGTGGACGGGCACATCCACGATGCCGCGCAGTGGGACATAGGGATCGCCGATCGACAGGCCGGTCGCATCGTCGCGCGCGCCGACCATGACGGTGACGACAGACCCCTGATTATCCGGGTCGGACATCAGTGCCGCGGCTTCATCGCTTTCGGCCAGGATGGTGATCGACGTGCCGGGCGCCTCGTCACCAAAGCCATCCTCGATCTCGTCGATCGATTCCCACGATCCGAAACCGTCGACATGGCCATAATAGTCCTGCCCGTCGATCTCGATCTCGGCCGACCCGTCGAGCAGGCGCACGTCCAGGCCCTCGGGCAACTGCATCCGCAGCGCACCGAACATCGTGACGCGCGCGCCGGCAAATGCGGCATCGAGCGCGGGGGATAGGATGGTCATCAGGCCCGCTCCAACACGTCAAACACCAAGCCCACAGTCCGCTGCATGTCGATCGGCCATGAGAAATTGTCGCCCACGATCCACCCGGCGATGACCGGGCGGCGGATTTCCACCGGCTCGCCGCCCAGCAGCTTGCGCCGCAGCGGGCGGGTCAGTGTCAGCAGTCCCGCGCCATTGTCGTCCAGGATCGTCTCCGCCCCGGCGAAATAGAGATAGGGGTGGCCGCCGCGTTCGATGTTGAACGCCTGGCCCAGCTTCACCGCATAGCCCGGAGAGGCGTCGGTGATCTGAACCGTGCGTCCGCCGGCATGGGCGCCCACGATCGTGATCGGCGTACCGTCAGCGCGCATCGGCGCACCGACATCGAAATCCACCTGCGGATATTCGAACAGCGCGCCATATTCCTTGGCCATCTGCGCTAGCGCGACCAGCTTTCGGCCGTCCGGCTCCATCCGCTCAGGCGGCAGGGTGAACTTGGCTGTATGGCCACCGCCCAGACGGCCGACGCGATTGGTGAAGCCGCCCATCACCGGCTGCTGCAGCACGCCGGGATCCGGCATGCCAGGCTCGGCCAGCTGCACGCGGATATCGCGCAGGTCGACGGGATCGAAGGTCATTGTCAGCGGCCCATGCGACGCGCCGCCCGACGATCGCGGCGGCGGTTGCTGTCGTTGACGGCGCCAACGGCGTTCTGCTGGCTATTGGCGTTGATAGTGCCCCAGAACTCCTCCGCGCCGGGGCCGTAATAGTTGATGGTCGTGCCGCCACCAACCGGGCCGCCGACGTCGTTGCCCGGGCGCTCGATATTGACGATTTCGCCGGCCGTGGCACGGAAGGACACCATATTGGCGTCGATACCTGGCTTGCCCTTGATGATTCCGCGCCCGCCTGTCTTGAAGCCCGGCGCACTGGCAAAGGCCTTCGAGATCGCGTCATTGTTGACGACGATATCGGCCGTGGACGAACTCCCGCCGCCGAAGACGCTGCCAAGCACCTTCCCGATCGCGCCGCCAATGCCGCCGCCTGATCCGCCGCTTCCGGCCTTCGAGAACAGACTGGCGATCAGATCCGACAGGCTGTTGAGCGCTTCCTCCATGCCCTTGGCCACGCGATCCTTCCACCAGTTCTTGAACCAGCCCTTGAAGTCGCCATCGAGAGCGGCACGGACGCCTTCCTTGAAGGTATCGCGGAAGACGCCGGTCTGTCGGGCCTTCTCCGTCTCGTCCCATTCGCGGGAAGCTTGGTCCTTGGCCTGCTCTGGCGTCATCTCGAAATCGCGTTCCAGTTCGCGCTGGCGATTGCGAATATCGATTTCCCGCTGGAGGGCGCGGATGCGCTCTTCGCTGTCGCCGCGGGCTTGAGCCAGGCGAAGCTGCCGATCCTGCTCGTCATCGGCCATCAGTCGCTTGCGCAGGTCCGCGCGAGCCTTGTCGATATCGAGCTGCTGGCTCAAGGCTCGCGCCGTCGCCTCTTCAAGGGACAGGCCATCGCGCTGGAAGGCGGCGATGCGATCCTTCAGTTCCTCCTGGCGCTGAAGGGTTTCCTCCAGTGATCGGTTGCCCGCGATGCGTGCGAGATCGATCTGGTGCGCTGCTTCATCGCGCTCAAGGTCTTTCGCCAGCCCAGTGCGCCGTGCCTCTTCGAGCGTGGCCATGTCCTTCTTCGCCGCCGCAGTGGCGGCTTCCAGCGACAGGCCGGTGCGCTGATAGGCCTCGATCTGCTTGCTTAGTTCGAGACGATCGCGGATCGCGCGCTCCGCGTCCCGGTCGCCCCTCAGTCGAGCTGCCTCGAGCGCAACATCATCAGCGAGTTGCTGACGGTTGGCGCTATCGTAGGCCGTATTGCGCCCCTTCGGCGTCTTCTTTTTCTTCGCCGAATCATCATCGAAATCGATCGAGCGCTTTGGCTTGGCGGGCGGTGGCGCACCGTCATCCTTCGGCTTCTCGGGCGCGGCCGGGGCATTGTCATTCGCCGCGGGACCAAGCCCCAGACGCTCTTTCAACGCCGAATATTTATCGCCGATCCACTTGGCAGCATTGCCGATCCACGTCATCAGCCCGCCGAACTTGTCGACCAGCCAGCCCTTGACCCCCTGATAGACGCCCTTGGCGGCTGCCACGACATTAGGGAAGGTATTGGCGACATAGTTGACGCCCGACTGCACCGATGCCGTGAACCAGCCGACGATGGCTGCGAAGCCATCGGCAAGCCACTTCTTCGCCTCCGAATAGGCAGACTGAAGTTCGGCACTGATCTCCGGAACGAACGCGGCGATGACGTCGACGATCGTGCCGAAGACGGCCTCAACAATCCCGCCGACAGCCTCCCATGCCCCTGCAAAGTCACCGCGCAGCAAAGCGCTCACGACATCGACCACACCACTGATGACATCCACGACCCCGGAAATCACAGCGACGATTGCCGCCAGGGTCCGTTCAATAATTTCGCCCGCGAGCAGGATTGCGCCGACAAGGATGGTGCCGATAACATCTGCCACGCCGGACAGGAGCGTGATCAGGCCCTCAATAGCCGATCCGACCGGGCCGCCGGACAGCTTAGAGAAGATGGCGCCGACCTTGGTGATGATTGCTTCGAGCGGCGGCCCAAGGGTCTCGACCACGCCCTTCCACACCGCTTGCAGCGCGAAGATGATCTGGTCCTTGAAGAGAAGGAATGCGCCGATGGCCCAGCCGACCGGTCCGGCTAGGGCGAGCAGGCGTCCCGCAGCCATCGTCAGAACGCGCGCCAGGCCAAATTCGCCGAGAAGGCCGATCAGGGTCGAAACCGGCGCGATGATCAAGCCCAGCGCCCGCCCGATGAGGCCGAAGCGGGAGGCGGCAAAATGAGCAAGGAAGATCGCGCCAAGATGACCCACGATCATCAGAAGGGGGCCGATTGCTGCCGCCAGCGCCGAGAAGGCCGCCCCCACCTTCAATACGGCAGGCGGGGCATTGGCGATGGCCTCCAGCATCCTGGCGAAGCCGTTCTTGATGGCGGTAACGATATCCAGCAGGCCTGTATCGATGCCGAGCGCGATCTTCACACTTTCCCAGGCAACCGCGATCCTCTTGCCTGCCGCCTCCGAGCCTTCCAGGCGCTTTGCGATCTTGGCTTCGACGTCGCCGCCAGCGATAGCCGCCTGCAGCTTTTCGAACCCTTCGCGGCCCTGATCCATCAGGCCGATGGCGGTGCGCGCGGCGTCAGCGCCGAACACCTTCTCAAGGCCCTTGTTCTTGGCTTCATCGGTCAGGTCGCCGTAGGCCTTGCGCAAAACCTCTGCCTGCTCTGCGAGCGGCTTCAATTTGCCATTGGCGTCGAAGAATGAGAGGCCAAGCTTGCTGATCGCCTTTTCGGCTTCCTTGCTCTTGCCGGTCAGAGTCTGGATGTAGGTTTTGAACGACGTGCCCGCGTCAGCGCCGCTGGTGAACTGCGTGCTGGTTGCAGAGATCGCCGTCGCAAAATCCATGAACCCGACGCCGGATGCGGCAGCGATGGCGCCGCCCTGGCCGACAGCCAGACGGAAATCGTCAAAGCCGAACTTCGAGGTGTCGAGCGCTCCGACGATCTGGTTGACCACGCCCGGCAGCTGCCCGGCGGTTACCTTGAACTGGCCCATGATGTCGGTGACGAGCGACGATGAGGACGCAGCGTCCACCATGCCGGCAGCGGATAGATCAAGCGCGGCCTTGAGCGCGCCGCCCAGGATATCAGCGGTCGAAACGCCCGCAAGGCCAAGGGCCTCGATCGCGGAGGCGGCCTCGGTCGCTCCTTTACCGACCTGCGGACCCATGGTGCGGGCCATGTCGGAAAGTTGCTTCAGTTCGTCGCCCGTCACGCCTTCCAGCGCTGCCTCGACCTTCTTCATCTGGGCTTCGAACGATCCAGCCCCCTTGTCCACGGTGCGCACCATGGCAGCAAACGGGACAGTGATGCCGAGCGTGACGCCTGCGCCGATGCCCTTGATGCGCTGCTCGACCTCATGGAACTTCTCGACCAGTCGGCCAAGAATGCCTTCCACGCCCTTGGCGCCTGCATCGAAATCGGAGGTATCAGCGCCAAATACGACGCGGGCGGCGCCGACCACTGCCATATTCATTCGGCGCCCTCCCTCGTTTGGATCGTCCCACGCTCCGCCGCCCAGGAGGCGGCGACAGCATACATGGATTGCCAGTTCTGTCGCTTCGGCTTGGCGACTGGCCGGATCATGAAGCCTTTAAGCGGCGGCATCTTTTTCGAGCGACCCAAGGCCGCCGATGTCCATGCCGCCTGCATGATCAGATCATGGAAATTATGAGCCGCGCGCGATCGTCCGGTAAAAATACGAGCGACCTCGCGCGGCGTCATCCGCCAGAATCGTTCCGGGTCTAGTCCTTGGACTTCGCACCACGCTTCGTGGAGCCGGGGCCAGTCCCACGGGCGCCCGCTTTCGGCTTGGGCGCCGCACCCCGAGGGTCCGCACTGCCTCCCTTGGCGGCCTCCGGGAACGCCTGTTCAACAGCGCGCATGATGAGCTCAAGGGAAGGCTCAAGCCCGCCGACGGCCTCCATGATCTGCCCGGCCTCAAGGTCGGACATTTCCGGATGGCAGTCGGTAAGGCCGATGCGGAACAGCTTGCGGATGGTGCGAAGTGACGGCGAGGTCGCCAGCACCGTCTCCAGTTCGCTGATATCCTTGAGGTCGAATTCCTCTTCCACCGCGCACAGAGCGTTGGTGGTGAAGGCAAAAACCCAGCGGTTGCCGGCGACCTCGAAGCCCAGTTGCCCACGATGGGGATTGGCGGCCGTCATGATCAGGCCGCCGGCGTCAGGACAGGCTTGCCGGAAACCTTGAAGGTTGCCGAACCGGTCATTTTATCGTCCATCGGGGTTGCGCGGCCATGCGCGGTCGCGAATCCATTGTAGGTGAGCACCGCCCCATTGGGAAAACGGATTTCCCAGGGCTCGACCGAATTGCTTGCCAGGTGGGTCGCAATCACGGCATCGTCCAGAAGGCCCGGCACCAGATTATAGGTGATCGACACCTCGCCGGCATCCGACATGCCGGGCTTGAATTCCCGGTGGCGATCGGGGCTGCCATAGTGGGTGAAGTCGACGCTATCGCGCGACAGTTCGGGCGGGTTCAGTTCGGTGACCTCGGCGAAGGCCTGCCAGCCTGCGCCGGTGCCCTTTCCGAACATGGTCGCAAAACCAATGTCGGTGTCCTCATGCGTTGCTGCCATCTCAGTTACTCCTGTTCGGCGCGGCGCGCGCCCTTCTTGGCCTCGGAAGATGTGCCGTCAGCAGGCTGATCGCTCGCTTCCTCGGCATCGGCCAGTTCGGCCAAGCTAAGGTCGATGAGATGCTGCCCGCGATCTGCGGTCACGTTCAGTTTCTTGCCGGCCGGCACATTGGCGTCGGCCGGATCGGCAGCCTCTTTGTCGATGAAGGCTGCAGTGATCTTGATCCACATGGGGAGATCTCCGCTTACAGAGAGGTGTGCCAGACCATCACGTCGATGCTGGTGCGATGGATGATGCCGACCGTGTCTTCGTCATGATCTGACCGCATCCCCACGGCGAAGATGCGCAACCGCGTTTCGAGATGTTCGCCGCGGTAGCCAACCAGCAGCCCATCTTCGCCGGCCAGGCTCATCGCCAGATCCTTTGCGGCCTTGTATGTCCGGCCCCAGCAGTCGATCTGGATGCGGTCCCAGGTCCACCGGCTCGCCCCAGCAAGGTTCATTTGCGGAATGCTGCTGATCCGCCAGAGCGTGATCGCGGTCAGGCGCTCTCCTTGCGGTCGCACGCCCCAATCGACCCTGCGCTCCACGATGTCGGCGACAGGTGGATAGGTGAGGATCAGGTCGCGCAGCGCCTCGTCCATGCTCATCTCGCCTTACCCGCCTCTAGCGCCGCGTCGATGCCATCGTGCGCAATCCCCTTCAGCGCCGCGTCCACACGAGCATCGAAGGCCGGTCGAATATACGGTCGCGGGCTTTGATGAATGTTGCCGAACTCTTCCTGAATGGCCTGCGGCAACGGGCCGGGGCCGGCGTAAACCTCGATCTCTGCGATCGGATCATTGATGGCTGCCTGGGCGGGCGAAAGTTCAGTGCCTACCGTGATGCTATCTGCCAGTTCCCCGGACCTCCTTGGCGCATTGGCGCGCATATCCTCAGCCATCGGCTCCAGCTGGCGCTTCATGATCGGCACAAGCGTGTCACGGCGCAGTGCTTTGCCCATCGCCCTCAGATTCCGGGCAATTTCGTCGGTGCCCTCAATCCTGATCTTCATTTTCATGAGAGAGCGTCCGGCCGGGCGGCGGTCGTGATCTCGATCACATCCTCGCGCTCGCGCCCTTCCTTGGTGCCTGTCACCGCATAGGTGACGCCCTTATGCTTGATGACGAACCCGCCGATGATGGTGCGGGTCAGGGCATCCGATCGGACCGTGAAGCGCGTCGTCAGTTCCTGCGCGTTCTCACCCGCGCGCAGCCGTTCGCCGTCCTTGATGTCGACCTTCTTGGCCCAGCGCTTGCCGACCTCCGCAAGAGGCCCCTGCACCGTCGCGGTGCCGTCATCGATCTCACCGGCGGCCCAGATGGAGATGCGGCGGTCAAACTCGCCAGCGCTGCGCCGGGCCATCAGGCATAGACCCGGAACGGGGACAGCAGGTTTTCCACGGTCGTGGACATGGGGATGGAGGTCGGCGCAATGTTCATATCACTGGCCGTCTCGGTGAAACGATACATGTCCCCCACCATCAGCAGGATCGCCTGCTTGATCGGCGCAGGGACGTTCGGCTCTACGGGGTCGGCGTCGGGGTCGACCGCATAGCCGGCGCGGTAGCGGATGCGCACGGTTTCGGCATGGCCACGATAGGCGCCCGGCGTCGGCCAGGACTTGCCCCAAGCGCAGCCCAGATCGCGGCCGAAAAGCTCATAGGTGTCGGGGTCGACCAGCACAGGCTGGCCGGTGCCGTCGAGATAATGGACCGACACGATGTCCACGATCGGCTGATAGGGCAGCCGGATGAGATCGCAGAAGCCGCACATGCGGGTTTCGAGCGTCTGGAGGCCAAGCGCGCGGCCGAGCCAGCCGTCAGGGCCGTCGATATGCTGGGTCGCCGCGGCGATCAGCCGCTCGACCATCTCGCGCTGTTCGTCATCACCGTCGAGGCGCAAATGCTGATCAGCCTCCTCCCACGTCACGACGGGCGCGGGAGGGGTGATGACGATGACGCGCATCCCCAATCAGTCGATCAGGAAGTGCAGCTTGCCGCTCTTGGCGTTGCCGCCCTGGGCGACCACGACCTTGAGGCGGTCATTTGCGAGCGCCACCTTGTCGAGCGCGGCCACAGTGCCATCGAGGGTCGCGGCGACGCCGGCGGTAGTATGGGTCGCCTGACGCGGTGCCACCGTAGCAGCTGCGTTGACGTTGGACTGTGCCCAGACAGCGTCGGAGGTCGCTTCGGCCGTGACGACGAAATCAACGCCGTCGGCGAAGTCGATCTTTTCGTAGCGGATCGAATGAATGACACCCGAGACGCGCGGGCTGTAAGCGGTGGCCGACCCGTCGGCCGCCGTGGTGATTTCGACAATGATGCGGCGCATGTTCATTCTCCTTCGGCGGGCGACTTGCCACCCTTGGGCTTGACGTGAGGTTTGACAGGCGGCTTTTCCGTTTCGGCAGTCGCGTCCACCGCCACAGCGCGACCACGCTTGATGAGGTCTTTGGCGTAGGCGTCGGGAACATCGACTTCGGCGTCACGGCGAATGACGCCGTGGTCGCCTCGAAATGTGCTGAGGGCCTTGATCTTCATTATCGCCTCCTTGGCGACCGGCCCGGCGCAACCCGGACCGGTTCACGATTACGAGCTGAAGGGGCCGGTGACGAAGCCTTCCGGCCGCTTCACCGCGAGCGCAGCGCGCTCCTCGCAGCGGATCGAGATCATGTTCTTCTCGAAGTCGTCGGCGTTCTCGGTCGAGATGACGACATTGGCGTCTTCGCGGTCGAACAATTGGGCACCAGTCTTGAAGGGGCCGGTCAGGAACTCGCCCTGGAATTCCGGCACTTCGGTCGGCACGATCGGCAGACCCCACAGGGTGGGTCCGGCCAGGCGCAGCGGATTGGCCAGCACATAGTCACCGACCTGATTCTTGGTCAGTTCGATCTTCGCCCAGTCGATGAAGTGCAGCACGAAACCATCCGCCGGGAGGCGTGCAAGCTGCGACTGGAGCATGGCCAGACGCAGGTCATCGATCGGCGTCTGGAACTCGACGGTGAACGCCGGGTTGAAGGCTTCCGCCTGCGGCACGATGCCCTCCAGATGAACGCCGGTGCCGTCGCCGAACAGGATTTCCTGCTCTTCGGCATATTTCAGGCCATAGCGCATCTCAGCATCGACCGTGGACTGAAGCTGGGCGAAATCGTCAAGGATCTGCTTGGAAGCCTTGAACATGTGCGCGATCGTGGCCACCGGCGTGATCTTGCTGGCGAACGTGATGTCCGAATAGGGCTTCGCCGTTCCTTCGGCGACGACGCGCGCCGCATTGGTGAAGCCGGTCTGCTGCACCCAGAAGATGGCCGGGGAGCCGGTGCGACCCGGCGCGATCAGGTCGCGAATGAAGAGGCGCTGCTTGGGAAGAGCATCAATGCCGGGGAGCCGCTGAGGTTCCACGATGCCATCGGCAACGCCAGCGCTCAGCAGCGCGTTCTGGACGTCGGTAATGGCGAGATTGAGGCGCTGGCCGCCCTGCAGCGATGCGGCGAAGCCCTTCAGCTTTTCGTCATGGCCGACCAACTGCGCGCCGATGCTCTTGATGGCATCACCTTTGCCACTGCCGCGCCGCACCGAACGCTGTTCGACTTCGCCGAGCTGGACCTTGAGCGCTTCGACCACGCCGACCAGTTCGGTCTGCTTGGTCGCCATCTCGTCAACGGTCGCCTTGGTTTCGTCCGCCAGCTTGCCGGCGTTCTTCACCTCGGTCATGGCCGCCTCGGCCTTTTTCGTGAAGTCGTCGCTGACGCGCACGAGTTCTGCCGACACCTCCTTGAGGAGGGCCGCCGTATCCTTATCCGACATGATAAATTCTCCTGGGCGTTATGCCCGCTTCAGCTTGAGATGGGCCAGAGCCAGGCTCAGCCCGATGGCAGGGTCGACAGCGCCCGGCGTGTCGGCATCATCGACAGCGCTCGGCATGCCGGTGAGGTCTTTGACGAGGCGGCGGCGCTCGGCGCGGGGAACCCCGGCGCGCGCCATCGCTGCCTCGATCTTGTAGATGGGGGACATTTCGGAGGCCGCGCGCACAGCGGTCGGCACCCGATCAGCGTCAAGAAATTGATCGGCAAAGCCAAGCTCGACGGCCTTCTTGCCAGACAGGAAGGTGGTCGCATCCATCATGGCCGCGACGTCCTTCGCGCTTTCGGCAGTCCGATCGACAAACAGATCGACACAGGCCTCATCGAAGATGGCCATGGTGTCATGGGCCTCCTTCATCGCGTGACGATCGCCCACCGCGATCCACTGTGTGTTGTGGATCATCATGAGGCCCGCCTTCGCGATCTCGATCTGATCGCCTGCCATGGCGATAATCGCAGCAGCCGACGCGGCGATACCGATCACCTGCACCGTCACCTGATAGGGGTGCTGGCGCAGCATGTTGTAGATCGCCAGGCCCTCGAAGAAATTGCCGCCAGGGCTATTGATCTGCACCGTTGCAGGCTTGGCGCCGATCGTGCGTAGCGCCGCCCCAATCCGGTTCGCGGTGACGCCGCGCCCGTCATAGCTTTCACCGATCGGATCGAGGATGCTGATCACGTCCTCACGATCATCGGCCGCCATGACGGCGCTGTCCCACGACGCGATGGCCTGCGGCGCGAGATCGAAACTGATCTCCGCCTTGGGTAGCGCGATCTGAATGTCTGGCAGGGCGCGAAGGCTCATGCGTCTTCCTCCGTCGTCGGGGCAACTTTCGGCAGCGCACGCGGCTGCCCAGCCATGGAAAGGGGGATGAGGGTCGAATTGATGAACAACTCGTCCGCCATCGGATGCGGATCGGGCGGCAGGTTTTCCTTGCGCCGCCATTCGTTCGGGCGGAGGCCGGCATTCTGCATCATCTTGGACATGAGTTCGGCCCGCGTTTTGCTGTCAGCGCGAAGGATGCCCTCCACTGCGAATTCTACGAAGATGCCCTTGCTCTTGTCGGCGGGGGTCAACAGATCCTTCTTCACCCGCTGCTCAATGCGCGTCAGATAGGGGCGCAGGCCCAGGGTCAGCCATCCCAGCATGATCTGCTCTACGCCGCTGCCCCACATGGTCTGCCCTTCGGACGCATGACCGATGAGGATCGGAGGGACACCCAGCCACCGGCACACGTCCTCAATATTGAAGCGCCGCGACATGATAAGCTCCGCGTCGCGCGCAGACATGGTCACGCTCTTGAAATCAACGCCACCTTCCAGAATGCCCGCCCAAGGGGCATTCGGACCGGCATTGGCATCTACCAGCGTCCGTTTGGCATCAGCGCGCTGCTCGGGTGTCAGCGGCTTCCCACCGACTGGCATCACGAAAAAGCCTTTGCCGCGCATGCCCTTCGAAAACACCTGGCCGGTCTGACGTTCAGTGGCCTTGGAAATGCCCAGCGTATTTCGCGCATAGCTGACGGGCGACATGCCGAGATCACCATCGCCGAAGCCGCGGATGTGGAACACCTCCTGCTCCGGCAGCGTCTCTTCCTTGCCGCGATCGAAGAACCGATATTTCAGCGCTCCCGATTCATCGCGGGACACGGCGGTGTCCGCGGGCATTCTCTCCAGCGAAATCAACCGGCCGCTGGCTGCGGTTTTCTTCTGCGCATAACCATTACCGCCGGTGCAAAGGCCAAGGATCCGGCCCTCCCAAAACTCGACAGCAGTCTGGTCAGCGTTGGGGCTGTCGTGGAGCAATGCGTAAAGCGGATGATCGGTGATCGCCTGCTTGTCGCCCTTCGCGTCACGCTGGTAGACACTGATCGGCAGGGTCGCGATCGTCTGAGAAATGAGGCGGGTGGCGGCCCAGAATGCCGACAGTTGCATAGCGCCATGGCTGCTGACCGACTCTTCTGCATAATTGTCGAAGCCGTTGTAGGCGGCCCAAAAGCCATCATCTGCAGGCATTACGCCGACAGGACGCTCCCGCCAGAAATTCCACCAAGCCATCAGGCCATCACCGCATTAGCCAGGAAATCGCCCAGACCGGCCTCCTCTTGGGGAGGCAGCATCTTGGGCGCGAGCGAATGCACCGTGGCATCGACGCCATCGATCTTGTTCATCGACATTGGCGTCTCCTTCTTCGGCAAGATCGAGCCATCGATACGGCGGTCAACGACCGCGTTGCC